CTGAATTTTCTCTGGTGTGTCCATGCCTTGTGGGAAGAACGCCAAGTGAAGCTGATCCGTAGGAATATTGTCAATATATGCTTGGATTTTCTCACTATAATCAGCAAGATCGGGAATCTGGCCCTCTAGCGAATCAAGACTAGACTCAAAAAGAGCCTGCGTTTGTTGATCCCGCAACGGAGCGATCTGCTCTTGCAACTCTGCAATGCGACCTTCGTACTGCGAAGCAATCGTCTGCGTCTGTTGCGTTGTGTACCACGCCATCGCCTCAGTCGGCTTAACTTCAAACCAATGCTCCCACAAAGCCGTAACAGTGTCTTGACCGACACGCTCACCGTTGGCAATAGCCCATTGTGCGGCAGCGCCAGGGCTACTTTCGGCCCAACTAACAAGCTCAGTTTCGTTCTGCGGATTAGAACCACTAAACGCAGAGTTCCACGCAGGGGCAACCTCGTCCGGCTCGTCGTCGAGCAGAGACTCAAGGTCAATGGCGCGCTGACGCGCTTGTGTGAACTCGCGTTCAAGGTTCTGGTACGCAGCCGCCATGTCTTCAGACGTTTTAAACTTGCCAAGCAAGAGTTCTTCTTCTGCGGCAATATCTGCACCAGATTCTGGTTCAACATCTGCACCAGAATCTACTTCTGGAGCTGGCGGCACGTTCCCGCCATGTAGGATCGCCTCAGCAATCGGATCGGTTTCTGTTGTCGTATCGTTACTGCTCATTGTTCCTCCGGTCGGAAGGTCGGTTTGGTCGGATAACTATGGTTGAGAAGGATTAGCGCCGGGGACGGCCCCGAAAAGCGCAGCGAGTTCAGGCGGCAACCCGGGGGTCATACCAGAACTAGCAGCACCGCCAAATGGGGTTGTCGCCCCCGGCTGTGACTGACCCGGCCCTCCGACCAAGAGCGGGTTCTGCACTTGTGTGCCGTCCGGCGAAGAAGGATCATTACCCAAATACTCTTTCGGGTCTTCATCGAATGCCTGAATAACATCCTCAGCTACACGCCGCATATTCGGCTGTACCCCGGACTGGACGAGCAAAGCGTAATTCTGACCAAACCAGTTAGCAAACGCAAGCGACTCTGCTCGACGCTCCTGCCGCATAAGCGACTCGTTTGCATCCTCAACCTTATAGTCGTACTGTCCCTGAATGTCAGTAGGGCTAACCATCTTCCAATCCTCAGCCGCATCACGATCAATACGAACAGCAATCGGGCCGGGAAGAAGCTGCTGATTAAGCGCAATCTGCTGCTCACCAGCGCGCCGCATAGCAAACATAATCTGCTGCTTCATGCGAATAATGCGCTTAGCGGCCATATTGCTAATAACACTAATGCCCGTAGCGGTAGTCTGGTCAATCTCCGTGCCAGAAGCACCAGACAAGTAACCCACAGCACCCGTAATGTTCTGCAAGTCGCCCTTCAGCATCTCCTCAGCCTGCACAGACGGCTGGAGAATACTAATGTTAGGCACCCACGCCTGCACCTGATCGGGGCGAAGCGGGATCACGGCTCCTGGGTAGAGACGAATGTCTTGCTGATCCGTGTTCGGATCAACAAACATAGCCGCGTTAGCCATGAACTTAGAGTTGTCAATGCGCTGATTCTGTAGCTCCCACAACGCAATCTGCAAGTCGCTAATAATCTCAACAATGCTCTTACCACGAAACGAGAACGGGGTCGGCATCACGTTTGCCACCACAAACGGGAACTGTCCGTGCCAGAACGGGCTAATGCAATCGCGAATAATCGTAGACTTGTTAGCGATTACAGTAAGGCGCATAGACGCGCCGTCGCGCCACCACCACTCAATGACTTCTACTCGACCGCGGCGCTCTTTCTCGTCTAGCCCAATATGACTTGTCTGCACTTCAACCTTGTCCAAATCCTCGTACACGCCAGCAGCTTGGAGGCTACGCTTAGATTCGTACGTGCGAAAGAACACGTACTCAGCATCGTCAAGGTTTGTAGCGTTAACGTCCCACAAGAAGTGATTAGTGTCTACGTTGACGAATCCTGGCTGTTGTCGGTACGGAACATTCTGGTACGGCTGGCGTTGCCCCAGCGGATCAGGCTTGTAGTTTGGCGTGGGGACTTTGCGCCATTCTTCCATCCACGGAATCTTCGCCACGCTAATGCCACGAATAAGAGACTGCTTCACAAACAAAGCGTACTTCTCAGGAAAATTATCCTTGTAGCGTTGCTGGCGAATAATATGCGTCAATAGTTCCGCACCATTACTGTCGTCTGGTTGTGCCGGGACGACGCGCATGTCGGGCTGGTCGTCAACAATGTTGGATTCGATAATGTCAATGATCTGCAAAGCGTATGGAGGATGCAAATCAGATTGCCACTCACTACTGGATGGCTTGATGACAGCATTATATCCGTCGTCACACTTCTTATAGAACTCGCAATTCTGCGTGTGCTTAGCGTAGGATTGGCCCCAGCACTTTGTGAATCGGTCTAGTAGTTTCTTCGGGTCGGTAGACTCGATCATTACACGGACTCGTATGTTCCGCTTACAATAATCTGGTCTGTGGCTGCCCACGTAAACGGGATAAGGTTGGTTGTGGCGGTCACTACGGCGTATGTTCCGGCAGCGTTAAGCGCGTAACAATCAAGCCTTGCGGTTGTGCCAGCAACGCCAACGCCAGCGTATATCACTCCTGCGTCAATTAGTTTTACGTCAAAGTTTCCAGAGCTTGTGCTAAGCATCGCAAACGGAGGAAGCGCAATTCCTGGGAGTCCCGTTACCTGCGCACCAGTCAGCGTCAACACAACATAGAAATGAATAATCTTGCCAATCTTCACGTAACGAGCAACCGTAATAGGCGAAGTCGTATTAGTCAGCACTGGAACATAAGCTGTCCACGCACCAGTAAACCCGTCCACAGTATCACTAACTGTTTTTACGCCAACATCAATAGTGTTGAGCGCGGTGCTATTGATTGGTGTGGTGGTGAGCGGATAGTCTACGAATCCGCTTGCGTATGGTCGGGTGTATGCCATTAGTGTGAGTGTATCAGTTCGTGTTTAGTGATTATAGAAAACAATAGCGCCACCAACGTCAGCACCAATACCGGGCGCTCCAGCAATTGCAATATTGCCATCTCTGGACAAGGCAACCGAACGTCCTACACTGTCTCCAGCAAGGCCAGAAGAATACGATAATACTGATTCTTGAACCCAAACCCCATTGTTACGAGTAAACATTATTGCGATACCCGCATCCGCTACGGGAATGTTGCCTCCATAGGCTCCACAAATAGCAGTATTACCATTGCTAGACAACGCAACCGAATAGCCAAGCAAGTCGTTTGCCGCAGCCGCCGAATACGTCAGCAGTGCTTGTTGTGTCCACGTAACCCCACTACGAGTAAACACAACAGCACCACCCGCATTACTAATTCCACCTAGCGTATCATAATTTGACATTCCACAAATTGCAGTATTGCCATCATCAGACAAAGAAACCGAAATGCCAAACAAATCACCTGTCCTTTTAAGCGAATACGCTAAAGTATCTTGTTGTGTCCAAGTAGCACCGCTACGAGTAAAAACTAGCGCTTTTCCGCTAAGAACAAAGCCGTCTCCAGGGGAACCGCAAATAGCCGTATTGCCATCGCTAGACAACGCAACCGAATAGCCAACGCGATCATCCTCGTCACCCGCAAAATCTCTCAATATTGCTTGTTCTGTCCAAGTAGCACCGCTACGAGTAAAAACAACAGCACTGCCAACGTCCGGAAGCCCACTTATCGAATCATAACACGCTCCAACAATTGCGGTATTTCCGTTTGCCGACAAAGCAACAGAAAAACCAAATTGGTCTCCAGCCGCACCAACAGAGTACGTTAACACTGCTTGTTCCGTCCACGTAACACCACTACGAGTAAACACAACAGCAGCACCAGTATCCGTAGCGCCCCTATACGGAACACCACAAATAGCAGTATTGCCATCATCCGACAGGTCAACCGAAGTGCCAAAATTATCACTAGCCGCACCACCGGACTGACTAAGCAAAGCTTGTTCTGTCCACGTTTTGCCGCTACGAATAAATACAACAGCGGTTCCTTGAGACAAAATATCACCACACTGCCCAACAATTGCCGTAGCGCCATCACTTGACAACGCAGAGGATATTCCAAACACATCGCTTGCCGCCCCAGCCGAATATTGGAAAAAAGACTGGGGAAGTTGACTAACTTTTCTTCGGCGTAGAAAGCTTCGATTAAACATAGGCACCTACAAGAATAAAGTCTTTACCAAGACAAATAAGTTGCGCATACGAGTACGCCGCATTTAAAGAGCGCGTATTGCTAGAGCCGTTAATAAGCACACCACTAGCACCAACCACACTCAAAGCACCCGTACTAGTACGCGCAAGGTTAATAGTTTGCCCAGCCAAAAAACCACTTCCCGGCGCGGTCAAAACATAGTCTGACGCGCTGCTTGAAACAAGAATCTTATTCTCAGTATCAGCACTTGTTAGGTCGCGACTAGCAGTGACGCTAACAATAGTGTAGTTCTTTACGCCAGCCGCAAGGTTTGCGTACGGAACACTACTCATTGTAGTTGTCGCCGCCCCGATGCGCGACTCGTGGTCAACAATGTCCGTACCAAGCAGATTATGAAGCGTGACACCAATTGGCACGCCTGGAGTTACTGTTGTCGGAGCGGTGTACGGCATTAGATAAAGTCGCCGGTTAGTACCCAAGTGTCAGTAGCGGTCTTTACGAGGCTAATCATTGCGTATTGTTGGGCAAACAAGTAGTTGACGGTTGTGGAGCCGTTGATTGTTACGCCAATGGTTGCTCGATTAACAGTAATCTGCCCCGTACCCGTCTGAACCAAGTTGAGTTGGCACCCAACAGCAAACGCAACGCTTGAATTAAGCGGAATCGTAAGCGACCCTGCTGTTGCACCGTTTGTAAGCAGAAGAAGCTTGTTATCCGCGTCAGTCAAAATTGTTGTGTACACGTTCGTGGTGAACGTTGGCGTAGTGAGCGTAAAGTTCTTTACGTCAGCAGCAAGATTCGCGTACGGCACCGCAGCAGCAATAGCCTCTACCGCGACAATGCGCGTCTCGTGGTCAATAACATCATTAACAATGACGTTATAGTCTGTTGCAAACCCTCGTGCGGCTGCTACAACGGTTGTTGGAACAACGTAAGTCATTCTTAGAGTCTACCAGTAGAACTAGTAGGCACCCGGTGGGGTTCCCATGTCAGCATCACCCATCGGAGCGGCAGAGTCACCCATGCCAGCACCAGCACCACTCATCATTGGAGTCATCGGCGTAGACACGGCAGCCTCACCAGCCGGATTCGGCGTAGGGAGCGAGGCGATTAGCATCATAATTTGATTCTGCATCTCCTGTTGCATCGCCTGCATCTGGCGCTGATGATCCGCCATCTGCATCGTTTGTGCCTGCGCAAGTTCAGCCATACCCGGCAGCGCGGCAACCGCTGGGGGAACCGGGCCGCCTGGTGCGGGGGGTGGTGCCATTGGCATTCCCATTGGTGCGCCCATTGGGGGTGGTGGGATCATTGGGCCTGCGCCCATCATGTTCGGAGGTACGCTCATGCCATTATCCTATCAGTTCAAGCGGAGACATTATTTGCTGTACGGCTTTTTGTCGAGCCTGTTCTTTGCCGACATAAGCCGCTCTTTAAGACCAGCAAGTTTATTCATTGGCTTTTCCACTTTGCCGCCCGGACTCTTTGGCGCTCCACCAATAGCAGTGTTAAAAAAATCTGCTTTAGGATTATTAGGGTCTTTTTGAAAGTTCGGCATAGGAGAAGTGTACCTTACTCAGTCTGCTGCGGCTTGACCGGCAGCAGCGCGACGTTGAAACTCTGCCTTGCCTAGTTTCTTGCGACCAATACTTGCGGCAAGCGCGCGAGGATCATCAGCACCCTTAGCTTGCAGCGACGCGACAAGCTTTGCGTATTTACCTTTTTTGTTCACAGCAGAACTATACCTTACTTAGCGGATTCTCTAAGTTTACTCGCGAGACTAGAAGCCCACGACGCGCCAGCATCCCCGCCCCACGTTTGCCACGACACGTAACCAGGCGTTTCCTTACCACTCTTACCCCAGTCTGGCTTGCGGTCTACTGCGTGACGACTAAAGAATGAGTGCATTCGCATAACACCATCGCGAGTAAGTGGATCACCAGCAACGATCTTCCGCGCGCGAGCAGCAGTTGCGGGTTCAAATCCACCACCAGCTTTGCCTGCTCGTACGAGGTCTAGGCCGCGACGAGCTGCGCTGCGCGCACCGGCTGGAGGACTAAACTCGCTCATACAATAACTATACCTAACGCTTCCCAATAACAAAGCGTGGCGCGCGCTTCTGAAGATTAGGCTGAGGCTCAACCTTTGGACGCTCCGCCAAACGAATAGGCGTAGTGCATTCCTGTTGCCACACAGCCTGCGCACCACCCATAGCCATCACAAGATCGTCGTGGCAACCCTCGTCTGCTTCTGGGCGAGGCTCTCTACCGTTCCGATCCCGAAATACGAACGTGCGAATCTCATCAATAAGAGCTTCGCTTTTGATTCTGTGTGGCTCGTCGCGAATAGCAGCCTGGAGTGCCGACAGCATGATGGGTCGCGTAGCGCTTGTCGTGTTCCAACCTAGCGTTTGATCCATATGCGTCTTTACGCCAATCGGATTGCGTGGTCGCCAGATGCGTGGGTACCCCATAGTGTTTTTTAGTTGGGTTAGGACGGCGGTTCCCGGCCCGTTGCGCTCCACCGCGATGATCGCATCGTTATATAAGCGTCCCAGGCGTGCCAAGTCGTCGGCGAACTCGTCTACGTCGGCTCGATACCGGATTTCGGCTACTTGTTCGCCCGTATCTTGGCGTAGCACTTCTGCTACAGAGTAATCCGACCCTGCACCCGACCCGATACGCGCTTCTCGCCGCTCATACTCGTCAAACGACACTGATCCTGCCACATCCGCGAAGATAATGTACCCAACGCCCGTTTTGGGTGGTTCCCACATGCGCATTCCGCCCTTGTGGTCGTCATAGAACTCTACCCTGCCACCAGGAACAGGCATTCCCCGCACAAAACCACGCTTCTTAGCGTCCATAGGCACAATTTTTTCTAAAAACTGGAAGTATTGGCGGCCTGTAGTCTCCGAAAACTCGCCCAAGACGCGAATCTTGTACGCAGACGAGTCCTCACCCCACTGTTGCTTAGCGTCCTGCACCCACTCTTGCGTAATCAACGCGCGTTCTGCCTCTTTGGAAACCTTTTCGCCAGTAAAACACGGCGCATCAAAGGCACTCATGTGGACTGGGTACCAACCAGAGTCTTTCTGGAATGCTTTGTAGAAGGTTCCCGCTGGTCGAGTCGGGTTTCCAATCAGAAGTACGCGAGCTTCGTCGGCGGTAAGGAAACCTTCCGCTGCTTCGTAGATTGCTTCGTCAATACCACTCGCTTCGTCTACGACTAGCATCATGCGTGGCGCGTGATGACCCTGGAATCTTTCTGGCTTGTCAGTAGAGAGTCCCATAGCGAACCAGTCGGAGCGTATTTCTAGGCTTGACTTGAACATTTTGCCGAAAGCGTCTTTGCCGCCCGGAATCTTAGAGTGTCGTACGTTAATTTCGCGCCACAAGAGTTGCTCGACTTGGCTCCATGTCGAGCAACTC